AAGGACGGCAAGCTAGTGCCAAAAGCCTACTTTGCTGAACTCCCCGGCCTCATGTTTCGCAAGCTAAATCCAACCTCAGTAGCTGGAGCGGAAGTTTCATGGAATTGCAGCAATCGCCGCTGCCAGAATCCAGTGGAGTTCTGTGAAACGCTCTGTCCAACATGCCAAGCTCCGACGCGTCAAGGGTTTACGCTCGTGAAACAGGCAAACCAGTTCTGCCAAGCACATGGCTGACTCTGCTAACAATGAAAAAAACAATGACCGAACTAGGAATCTGAAGCCGTGGAAACCTGGGCAGTCGGGCAATCCTTCAGGCAGGCCCAAAAAGAAGCCGATAACTGATTTGTTTGAAGAACTTATGAGCGATCCTGAGTTGGTTGCGCAGTTCAAAACTGCCATCGCCAACTCGATCAAAAAGGGCGGCATGGCCGGCGTGATGTACATGAAGGAAGCCGCCGACAGGCTTGAGGGCAAGGTTACTCAGCCGATTGATGCCGAGATCACCATGAGTTCGCTGGCAGAGCGGATGCAGAGGGCTGAAGACAGGCTGAAGTAGATGGGCGCAATGTACCCAACATTGGTACAATGTACCCATGAGCAAGCGGACGAGAGAAGTTTGGCATTGTGATGTGTGCGGCTGGGAATGGCTGCCCGATACGAACAAGGTTCCTGAGCGCTGCCCAAATCGGGAATGCCGCAAGCGAAATTGGAACCAGCCGGCATTTATCGAAGTCACGCCGGAGCAGTTAGCGATACACCTTGAGGCAATGAAGAAAGAGCCATTGGGCAGCGGTTCGACTTGCCCTGATTGCGGCGGTCTGAAAGGCCTCCACCAAAAGGGATGCAAAGCCAAGTCCAAGAAATCGACGCCGAGCAAGAGTTAGTAGACAAGTTCTGCGGGTTCCGCTTCGATCCTCTAGCCTGCGTCAAATACGCCTATGATTGGGGCGAGGGTGAGCTGAAAGACTGGAAGGGTCCAAAGGTCTGGCAGCAGGAAAAGCTCGAATCGCTCAGAGATCACCTTCAAAACCCCGCCACGCGCTTTACCCCATACCTTGAAGCCGTCGCATCCGGTCACGGTATCGGCAAGTCAGCAGAAGTAGCCTTTATCGTTCATTGGGCCCTCAGTTGCTGGCAGGATGCCCGAATCGTCATCACGGCCAACACTGGAGACCAGCTAGGCCAGAAGACGGTTCCCGAGGCTAAGAAATGGTTCAGGCGCGCAATCAACTCGCACTGGTTTGACTGCCGGTCTGAGTTCATCAAGGTCCGGGACGATAAGCATAAGGACACTTGGCGAGCCGACTTTGTAACGTGGTCGATTGAGCGCACAGAGGCTTTTGCCGGCCTGCACAACGAAGGCCGCATCATCGTCCTGATCTTCGATGAGAGCTCTGCAATCCCTGACAAGATCTGGGAAGTTGCTGAAGGTGCGCTGACAGATGAAAACACAGTCATCATCTGGCTTGCCTATGGAAACCCAACCAAAAACACTGGCAGGTTCCGCGAGTGCTTCGGCAAGTTCGCTCATCGCTGGAAGACGCGCCAGATTGATTCTCGTACCGTCGAAGGCACCAACAAAGAGCAGATCGACAAGTGGATTGCCGACTATGGCGAAGACTCTGACTTTTGCCGCGTGCGTATTCGCGGAGAGTTCCCCAGAGCAGGTTCAAGTCAATTCATCCCGTCCGACATTGTTGCGGCTGCTCGCAAGGCCTCAATCGTTATTCCGCCAGTTCTGCCGAAGATTGGAGCATGCGATGTGGCTCGCTTCGGTGATGACGAGAGCATTATTGGCGATCGCCAAGGACGCAAGGCAAAGCTCTGGAACAAGTACCGAGGACTCGATACCGTTCAGCTAGCCGACAGGTGCATCGAGTATATCGACCAGGAAAAGCCTGATGCATTTGTAGTGGATGGAGATGGTATTGGCGCCGGCGTATTTGACTACATCAAGCACCGCGGATACGACCGCAAGACGCTCCTAGTCGAGTTCCACGGCGGCCATACCCCGCAAGATCCACAGAAGTACTTCAATAAGCGAGCCGAAGTCTGGGGAATGATGCGCGACTGGCTAGCCGATGCACAGATTCCAGACGATCCAGAACTCGACACACAGCTTACGAGCGTCGAATATGGCTTCTCACCCAAAGGCGCAATTCAGCTAGAGAAGAAGGAAGACATGAAGAAACGCGGCCTGTCTTCGCCGGATCGGGCTGACATGCTCGCAATGACATTCGGGGTAAAAGTTGCCCCCAAAGCGCCTAAGCCCCCGCAGCAACGCCGAATCTCAACCTGGAGTTGACATGAAGAAGCAGAAGCCAATGCCGAAAAAGCTCACGCCCAAGCAGGCAGCGACGATTCGCACCAAGGCCGACAAAGCAATCAAGGGCTACAAGGGAGCAGCGGGAGCGGCGTATTGAGCGAGTTCGCACAACGTTACGCCAAACTGAAGCGTTCTGAGCGCGTGAAGGTTCGGGAGCAGATGATCACCGAAGCCATTCTCATGATGCCGATGCACGTCAAAGGCAACTCGACAGACAAGCAGTGCCGTTCTATGGCCCGCAAGAAGGTAGACATTGCTCTGTCGCTTGCCCGAAAGGTGCTATGACGCAGGACGAGATACGCACCCTTGAAAACAGCTGCATTGCCCGGAGTCTCGCAGACCCGCTCTTCGACGATGCCGACATTCTCGGCTTCCTAGCTTCGCTGATTGATGATCATGACTATCTCCGCTCGAAACTGATGCAGGAGCCTGACAGACGCAAGCGCAGAGACAAGCTCGAAGCCATGAGACCTTACCTGAAGTTCCGGGCACTATCCTGCGACGCCTACGAACTGCATGAAGCGGCAAGAGCATGCGGCGTGCAGCCGATCTATCAGGAACAGGAAGAGATCGCGCAAAAGCGCATCTTGATGCCGTTCAGCCACATGCATGAGGTTTAATCCCGTAGCAATCGCGCTCGAAGCGCTCTGGAGGTACTTCTATGTCCGATGACAACTGGGGCGCAGCTGAACCGCTGAGAGAGGGCATACATGCGCTTGTCAGCAAGTTCACAAGCGTCTTTGGAAGCTCAACACCCGCCCCGCAGACCGACCACGACAAAGCCGTGGCGGATATGAACAAGAAGGCCAGCGACGATGCAGTCAGTGCGGCTAACGCAAGCTTTGCCGCGGCTCAAGCCAAGATGAAGAGCGAAGGCCACGATTACGACTCCAACCGCCCCAAAGTGCCTGTGAGATCGCGCTACTCCAAGTAAATGGCTGAACTAGAGACAGAGAGCAAAACCGAAAAGCTCCTTCGCGACATACGCGAGGACTTTGCCTATTTCAAGGACTACTGGCGGGAGAACTATGAACAGGCAAAGATTGACCTCCGCTATGCTTCCGGCGATCCGTGGGAACAGGATGAGCGCAGAGACCGAGAGGACAACAAGCGCCCGGTAGTCTGCCCCGATGAGCTTGACCAGTATCTGAACCAGGCCATCAACAACCTGCGTCAGAACCCTATTGCCATCGAAGTGCAGCCGGCAGGGGAAGAGGCAGAGGACAAGGACGCTCAGACCCGCTCAGACATCATCCGGGGGATCGAATACAAGTCTCATGCCCAGGCAGCTTACTCCAATGCTTACTCTGCGGCTATTCAGTGTGGATTTGGATTCTTTCGCGTAACCACGCAGACCATCTCCAAAGAGGGCGAAGTAAACCCGCGCATCAAGATTATTCCCAACCCCCTGTCTGTCTTCCTCGATCCAAATGCCAAGGAACTAGACTTCTCTGACCAGAAGCGCTGTTTCGTGCTCGATCTGATGAGGAAATCAGACTTTGAGCGCAAGTACCCCAAAGCGCAGTCGAAGAGCTTCACCGCGGCCGACTTTGCATCTTCGGATGCCTCGGCATGGTTCGATGGCAAATCAGTAGTAGTCGCGGAATACTGGCGCGTTGATGGCTATGACGATTCAGGCGAAGGCGGCACGGTCACGCAGTACATCACCAACGGCGTCGAGATCCTCGAAACAACCAAGTGGCCTGGCAAGTGGATTCCGATCATTCCTGTGCTCGGCAAAGAGATGTATGTGCCGATGGGCGGCGACATCAAGCGCATGTATTACTCCATGATCCGCAAGGCTCGCGGTGCGCAGATGATGATGGCCTACATTGCTTCGACCGAGGCCGAAGTGTACGGCATGATTCCGAAAGCTCCGTTTGTCGGAGCGGTGGGGCAGTTTGAAGGGCACGAAGACGAGTGGCAGAACGTCAACAAGGTTCCGCTCGCTTATCTCCAGTACAACCCGGTCACCGATGCTACCGGGCAGGTTACTCTTCCGCCCCCATCTAGACCTCAGTTCACTGCAGACATCCAGACATACGAGATTGGTAAGGAAAGCTGGCGACGCTCGATTCAATCCAGCATGGGCATCATGCCGCTGCCCACTGCTGCCCAAAGGCAGAATGAGAAATCCGGCGTCGCCTTAGATAAGATCCAGACGCAGCAATCAGTCGGTGCTTATCACTTCACCGCCAACTTCAAGATTGCGCTTGAGTATGCCGGCAGACAGATTAACGACCTCATCACCAAGGTCATGGACACCGAGCGGCATATCGGCATCAGGGGTCAGGACGAGCAGCATTCCGTGCTTCGCATCCTTCCCGGAGCCGGGGCAAGCGAGCTACCAGGTGCGAACGGTCAACCCGGAGAACCGATCCTTGACCCGAAACGCGGCGACTTTGAGGTAACCATCTCGACAGGCCCAAGCTATCAGTCTCAGCGCGAAGAGCAGGGCCAGTTCGTTGACTTGCTGATTCAGAACCTTGCGCAGTTGCCACCTCCAGGCACACCGCAGGCAAAGCTATTCGCTCTCGGCATCCGCATGAAGAACATGGGCCCGATTGCCGATGAGATTGCAGATTTCCTCGATCCGCAAGAGCAGCAGCAGGTTCCTCCCGAAGTTCAGGCGCGTGTTGCGCAGATGCAGCAGGCAACGCAAGAGCTTTCACAGGAAAATCAGCAACTCAAGTTCGAGAAGCAAGCCAAGATTGTTGAACTGCAGGGCAAGATTGAGCAGATCAAGCTCCAGCACGCCTCAGACATGGCCCTTGAGGACAAGAAGCTCGAAGCCCAGATCACTGTTGCCGAAATCAACACGAAGGCCCAAAGTCTGCAGGAGCGCATGGCCTTCGTCGAAGACATGGTCAAGCAGCTTCACGGTCAGGCGCATGACGTCGCGCTTCAGGCTCATGACCAGCAGCACCAGCAGAATCTAGCCGCTCAGCAACATCAGCAGGCGCTAGAGCAAGGCGATCAGCAGGCTGCTAATCAGAGCATGCAGAGCGCACAGGATGCAGCTCAAGCTCAGGCGCAGCCAGCCGAATAAGTTTCCGCTATCCCGGCATCAAGGGAAAGGACACCCATGCCAGAAGAAATGACGGAAGTAGCGGCCCCGTCAGCCGCACAGGAAACCCCTGCAACATCGGAGTTCGATCACTCACGCGGAGCACTGGTTGATCTTTCGCCAGAGCAGCGCAGCGAGTACAAAAAGACTGGCGTGCTCCCCAAAGCACCCGAGCCGAAAGCGGACCCGGCACCCGCACCCAAGGAACCTCAGTCCGAAACGCAGCCAGAAGCGGACGCTGGCACAGGCAAGCAGGAGCATACCGAAAAGCAACCGAAGAAGCCCACAGCCGAAGAGCGCATCGCTCAGTTGGAAGCAACGATTGAGAAGATCCGCAAGGGCGCAGGAATCGAGCGTAAGGCGGAACCCGCACCCGCCCCTGTCGAGCCCAAGTCTGAAAGCACACAAGAACAGCCCAAACCGCCCCAGAACTACAAGGAGTGGTTCAAGCAGTTCGACGCCGACAAATGGATGGAGGAGTTCATCAAACAGAACCCCACCGTCAGCTATGAAAAGGCCAATGCTGTAATGGCTGATTTACTCGGTGATGTGCGCGAAGAGTTCGCAAGGCATGCGGAGGCACAACGCGCCTCTCTAGCCAAAACGAATGAAAAGCTTCAGGATGCCGGAAAGCGGTATGGAGCAAAGTTTGATGATGTGCTGGTCCCCACTCTGAAGGCAATCAATGACAAGATCGTTCCTCCGATCCGTCAACTGCTCGAAGAGTGCGACGTGCTGCCGGATCTGGTTTTCACCATCGGAGACGAGGAAGGCGGGGTTGAGAAGTTCCTTGCCATGCCTCCCGGTAAGCAGGCGCGATACATTGCGCTGACTGAAGCACTCATCCAAGAACAACTCTCAGGCAAAGCGGAAGAACAAAAGCCAAAGCCTGAACCTCCTGCACAACCCAAGACCAGCGCACCGAAGCCACCTACGGAAGTTGGAGGAAGAGCAGCTTCTCCGGGCGACGAGTTGGAATCGGCTGCCAAGGCGAATGACTACCGCAGGTTTTCTGCAGAGTCAACGCGCCGAGCAATAGCCCGCATGAAGGGCTGAAGGGTTAAGACATGGCAGGCAACAGTTTTCTAGATACCAACTGGGTTTCCATGCGGGTGCTCTGGATTCTCCAAAATGCAACGGAGATTGCCAAAGAGTTCAATACCGAGTGGGAATCTGACTTCGGGAAGAGCTTTCCGGTCGGATCGTCCGTCCAGGTAAAGCTTCCTCAGCGGTGGCTCATCACCAACGGTCTGGGCTATCAGCCCCAGGCAATCAACCGTCTGGCCACCACCATCAACCTCGATCAAGTCTTCGGCATCCACTTCGAGTGGGATTCCTACGAAAAGCTGGTCAAGATGGAGCGCTCGCAGGAGGAGCTGGAAAACCAGTACCTCAAGCCGGCCGCCATTCAGCTTGCGCAGGAGATCGATTCCCGCTCCGCGCTGTTCGGCTACCAGAACGCCTCGAACGTTGTGGGAACGCTGGGCACCGATGCGACGACAATCATCCCCTTTCTGGCTGCTGAGCGCCGTCTCTATGAGAAGGCTGTTCCGCGGGGCATGGATAAGATGCTGGCTCTGTCGCCTTCGCTCATGCAGAGCTACGTTGGACCGAACGTCACTCAGTTCAACCCTGCATCCGAGATTTCCCGCATGTACCGCACAGGTATCCTCGGAACCGCGGCTGGATGGGAGTGGGGTCGCTCCAACTCGCTCTACTCGCACACTGCCGGAACTGCTGCCACTGGCGGCGTAACGGTCACAGGCGCGAACCAGTCAGGAAACCAGCTCACGGTTACCGGAACCTCAACCCAGACCATCAAGCAGGGCGACAAGTTCTCCATCCTTAATGTGAACGGGGTCAACCCCGTTACGCGCAGGGCGGGAACGATGGGAGCGCAGAACTTCACCGTCCTGCAGGATCTCACCCTGACTGGCGGTTCGGACACGCTGAACATCGCCCCGGCGATCTACGGACCCGGCTCGCAGTATCAGAACGTCGATGCTCTGCCGGCAGACGGCGCAGCGTTTACCTTCTGGCCCGGAACAACCTCTCCGAGCGGCAAGTCTGGCGTTGTATCTCTCGGCCTCACCAAGTACGCATTCGCCATTTCGGGCGGCAAGCTCGAAGTGCCGAAGGCTGTTGAGCGGGCAGAGCAGACGGAAGATCCTGATACGGGCATGGCAATCCGCTTTGTGCGTGCATGGGATCAGCGCGAATCGAAGATGACTAACCGCTTCGATATGTGCATCGGGTTTGGAAACTTGTACCAGGACAATGGCGTTGTGGCCATTGCAGGAGCGTAAATCATGGCTGGATTGAATCAGACAGCAACGCCGAATCCCGTCGTTGATTTCGTCCCCACAAAGCAGTATCCGAGCTTTTCGGGAATCATCAACGAGTCCATCACGGTCCTCGCTAACCTTGCGACGGCCCTAACCCTGCTTTTCTCCGATGTGCTTGGGGGCTTCATTACCTCCAACAATGCAGCGGCACAAACCTTGACCCTCCCAACTGCGGCCCTCTTGGTTCCGCAGATTGAGGGTGCACAGGTCGGGTCTTCGATCCGATTCTTTGTGAAGGCTCTTGGGGCAGGCACCATCACTGTAGCTGCCGGAACTGGTGGAACTATGGTCGGAACCGCGACCATTGCCACTGGCCAAATCAAGGAGTTTCTGTTGAGGGTAACAGCCGTTGGCAATACACCGACCTACGACTGCATCAGCCTCGGAACCTCCACCTACTAACTTTCCACAGGCGGGCTTGCTCACTGGGGGCAGGCCCCCTCTTTCGAGAGGAATACATGCCATTCGCAATCGATCAGGAAGCTATCGACAGTCCAAGCATGAAGGTCATGGACATCGGCAAGCCGCCCATGAAATCCATTCCATACGAGAAGTTCCCCAAAGCCGTCTATCTCCATCCGAAGGACAAGGCGAAGGAGCACAAGGCGAAGATCGTGAACAACGATAAGGAGCTTGAAGCGGCCATGAAATCCGGCTACAAGCTGAAACCGCACGTTCCGGTGTTTCCTGAAGAACCAGAGCTTGATTCCGGCGAGTACGAGACAGGGAAGTAATGGCAGCGGCCAACTCCATCACAGTTACGGCCCTCGATATCGTTACCGAGGCGATGCAGGAGATCGGGCAGACGGCTGCAGGGGAGTCCTTGCCGGCCGATCAGCAGACTGACCTCCTGCGTAAGCTGCAGCGCGTCATTGATTACTTCAACTCGCGCAATGCCATGATTTACAACGTGAACTTTCAGCGGTTCACGATTCCGGTAGATACTCAGCCAATCA